CGACCGGCTCTTCGACCCGTTCGCGAACATCGAGCTCTATACCGGCTCGCTTCAGCTCGGGCTCTTCTACTCGTACCTCGCTCACTGCATCCGAGACGCCAGCTACCCGCAGCGCTACGCGATCGGCGTTCGGGTGGCGGGGATGGAGTCGGCGGATCTCGGAACGCGGGCCTCTCGCTCCGAGGTGACGACGGACCCGACGACGATCCTCATGCTCGATCCGATCTCCGAGACGAGCCAGCCGATGGTCGGACAGTACCAGGCTGGAGCGGATGTCGAGAAGCTCGAGGCGACGATCGCCGCGGTCGCTCACCGACTCGCGACGGACGCGGGCCTCGCCCCGAGCGAGCTTCAGCGGACGAGCGGATCGGCACGCTCGGGCTACGCCATTTCGCTGTCGCAGGAGGGCAAGCGTTCTGCGCAACGGAAGTATGTCCTTCAGTTCGCCCAGGCTGACGAGGCACTGATCGGACTGTCGGCGATCCTCTGGAACAGGTGGAGCGAGGCGAACAGCGCTCCGACCAACTACCCGGAGGGCGGCTACTCGATCAGCTACTCCTCCATCCCGCTCTCTGCCGATGAGCTCACCGCCAGGCGAGAGCATGTCCTCGCTATGCTCGAGGCGGGGCTCATGGACCAGGTGGAGGCGCTGCGATTCGTCGGAGGCATGTCGGAGCAGGACGCCGTGGCGCGTCTCGCTGAGATCAAGGGGATGCGAGAGGCGCCGCCAACTGACCCCACGGAAGGAGCATCGAGAGCCGCGGCGGCGCCCGAGGCCCCCGTATCCGATCCCGAGGCCGTGTCCGAGGCTGTCGACGAGCTGCGCGCCTCGGAGGAGGCGCTCGTCGGCCTGCTCGAGGGTGCGACCGGAGACACCGTGGATATCCTCCGCGCCGTGCTCGAAAGCCTCCGCGAGGCTCGCGGATACCTTACCGGCACCGAGGCCGAGGCCGTCGTCGAGCTGCCCAGAGAGGTCGAGAGCGAGGCGAGTGTAGAGGAGGACGGCTGATGCCGTTTCTGTCTGAAGCGCAGCGCCGGTACCTGGCTGCGAACGAGCCCGAGGTATTCCGCGAGTTCGTCGCGAAGGAGCGCTCGGGCGAGCTCGACCTCCGCCCGCCGGCGACGGTATCTGCTGCCGCTCGTCGAGGCCTGGATCTGCGCAGCAAGCACGGCAGAGGCGGCACCGCGGTAGGAGTCGCGCGAGCGCGCGACTTGAGCAACCGCCGCACGCTATCGGTGGAGACGGCCCGCCGGATGCTCAACTATTTCACCCGACATGAGAAGGACCTCGACGCGCCCGCGGCGAAGGTGGGACATCCGGACTACCCGAGCGCTGGCCGCATCGCGTGGCTGTTGTGGGGCGGAACTGCCGGACGGACATGGGCGCGCAAGATCGTGCGCCAACAGGCGCGCTTAGAAGCACTCGCAGAGAAGGAGACAGAATGAGCGAGGAGAACCAGGAGACGCAGGACCAGAGCGCCGCAGCGGCGCGCATCCGACAGCTCGTGTCGCGGGTCAAGGAGCTTGAGGGCCGCGTGGCAGAGCTCGACCCAGTGGCCGCGCAGGCAGAGAAGTGGCGCCTTGCTGTCGAGGAGTCGAAGGCGGCGAGCAAGGCCGAGCGCGAGGCTCTCCAGGTGGAGCGCGCGATCATCGCCGCTGGCATCACGGACGCCGAGGGCGTCGAGTATGTCCAGCACGCCTACTCGAAACTCCCGAACGACAACCGGCCCGCGCTCGCTGACTGGCTCAACCAGCGTGACGCGCTCCCTCGCGCGGTGCGCGCGTACCTCCCGGAGGCGCCTGCCGTCGCTGCGACGACGACTCCTGCCGCCGCGCCCGCTGCTCCTCCTCCGCAGGCGCCGAGAACCTCTCAGGGCACCGTCCCTCAAACTCCGAGTGAGCCTACGAGCTGGACGCCTGAGGCTATCGCGCGTCTCTCGCCGACCGAGTTTAAGCAGAATCGCGAGGCCATCATGGCGGCACTGCGCACGGGTTGACAGATTGTCGCAGGGTCGGTAGGGTTGTCGTGCGGGGGGCGACCTCCGCACGCGCTCGGGGCAAGCTCCCGTAAAAAGCGACAGGCGCGGACCACCCTCCAAACTCGCAGGAGGCCTCCGTGGCCAACGAAGTCTACTACAGCGGCCTGACCAGCTCGGCTCGCGTCTCTGCCGTCCTCTCCCAGCTCATCGCCACCAAGCTCACCGACACCGCGAGCCTCGTTGGGCACTCGTCGATCCTCCAGATCACCGCCCAGCCCGGCTCTACCGCCGTGCAGGTGCCGGTTATCTCCTGGGGTGCGGACGCGATGGCGGCAGTTGCCGAGAACGCCTCGGTCAGCAACACCAGCCTCACGACCGCCGCGGCGACGATCACCCTCGCCCGCCAGGCGCTCCGTCGTCAGATCTCCGACCTCGCCCAGGCCACCGCGCAGGGCGTGTCCCTCGATGTCACCCTTGAGAACATCGCGAACGACATGGTGGCCGCGTACAACAAGCGCGTCACCACCATGCTCACCAATCTGGCCTCCGGGTTCTCGAGCTCGGTCGGCTCGACGGGTGTGGATCTGTCCGTCACCAACTTCTACGCTGCGATCTTCCAGCTCCAGTTGACGGCGAACAACGGTACCTTCGTCGCCGTTCTGCACAACCAGCAGATTAACGACCTGATGAGCTCCCTGCGCTCCGAGTCTGGCCCTGGCCAGTACCTCGCGGCCACCCAGGAGATGCTCATGGCGAAGGGTCCCGGCTTCAAGGGCAACCTCTTCGGCGTGGATGTGTTCGGGGCCAACACCGTCGCGACCGCGAACGCCGGTGCCGACTACCTCGGCATGATGTTCGCCCCCAACGCGATCGGCATGGCGGTCGCCTCCGTCTCCCCGATCGTCGGCGCGACCACCGTGCAGCCGGCCTCCCCGGTGACCGTCGAGTTCGAGCGTGATGCGAGCAACGGCTCCACGATCGTCGTAGGCTCCGTCCTCGCTGGCGTGGCCGAGATCGACGACGCGAAGGGCGTGGGCGTCCTCAGCGACTTCTAAGTCGCATCCAGCACAGCGCCCGCGCCGGTGGTTATGCTACTGGCGCGGGCGTTCGTGCGTCTGCACATAGGAGCGACAGATGGCGGCGACTTTCGGCAGCGCGGGACAGGGCAACTACAGCGGGCAGGCGGCGAGCAAGCCCGCGGCGATGAAGGAGCTCGTGAAGCTCGAACCGATCGCGCCCTGGTGGTACATCCACCACCCGGCTCGCTGGACCTACCGCGACGGTGAGTGGCTCCCGTGGCTGTCCGAGCTCCGCGCCGATCCCGGCGTCGCGAATGTGGACCGCTCGGGCGCGATGGACATGGCCGAGGTCGTCAAGCGCCGTCAGGGCTGGACGCTGATCCCGTGGGACGCCGAGGCCGGCGGCTACTGCATCGCCTACGAGGGTGTGGCAGGCATGGTGCATCTGAGCAAGTGGCAGCGCCCCAAGCTCGTCGCCGGGCAGACCCGGATCGAGAGCGATGAGGTGGGTTACTGGGAGTTCTGTCGCCGCCTCGTCTCGGACGGGTACATTCAGCTTCCCGACCCCGACTTCCTCGAAGTTCAGATCGACCGGCAGGCGAAGAAAGTCGACGAATGGCGCGAGAAGGCGCCGAGCTCGCCCTACCACCGTGACGCCCTCGCCGTGGAGGAGGCCCTCCTCGAGGGGATGCGCGCGGCGAAGGAGCGCCTCTACAACCCTGCCGCTGCCGTTACTGCGGATGACGCGCTCTCCGTCGAGGCGCCCGTCGTCGCGCCCAAGCCCCGCCGCGGTGGCCGCGCGTGAGCGAGATCAACGGCTACCGCGAGGCTATGGAGCGGATGCAGCGGCAGCTTCGCGAGTCGGGCATGTCGCAGGACAAGGCCCGCAAGGTTGCCGAGGACACCGCTCGCCGCGCGGACCAGCGCGAACGGGATAAGCGCAAGTAAGGAGGTCGGAGATGTCGCTCGCCGAGACTGTCTACTCTGCTCGTTTCCGCACGAGCGAGACGATCGAGCGCGGGCGCACGCAGATCCTGTCGTGCCCCACCTCTCGCGCGGGCGCGACGGCGACTCCGACGAGCGGCACGATCTCCATCTACCGGCCTGACGGCACGGCCCTCGTGAGCGCGCAGGCCGTGACCATCCCTGGCGGCGGGGTGGCGCAGTATTCGCTACCCGGCGCCTCGACGACGAGCGAGGCCCTCGGGGAGGGGTGGCTGATCGAGTGGTCGCTTGTCATGCCCGACACGGTGACCCATACCTTCCGGCAGGATGCGGCCCTCTGTCGGCGCCAGTTGTACCCTGTCATCTCGCAGGATGATCTGACGCAGCGGCACTCCGACCTTCCCTCCATCCTCGGGAGCGCCGCGAGCTATCAACCGTACATCGACGAGGCCTGGTGGACGATCGGTAACCGCCTCATCGCCGCGGGGCGCCGGCCCTACCTCGTGATCCAGCCGAGCGCGTTCCGTGATTGTCATCTCATGCTTGCGCTCCACCTCGTGTTCCTCGACTACTCGACCAGCGCTGGAGACGGGGGCCGTTGGCAAGCGCTCGCCTCGCACTACCTGACGACCTACGAGCAGGCGTGGGGTCAGTTGCGATTCTCCTACGACGAGACGGACGAGAACCGGATCGACACGACGAAGAAGAAGTCGGCGAGCTCGCAGATCTGGACCAACGGCCGCGGCCTGAGCGCTGCACCGTGGGCGCGCTATGGCGGCTAAGACAGTTCGCCAGCTCCGCGAGGACTGCACCGCGCGCATCCTCACGCTCTCCGGGTGGCGCGAGTCGCGCGTAGCTCCGAATAACTTTGGGCGGGATGCGGACTCGATCGCTCATAAGGCCTTCGTCGTGCATCCGACGAGCACCGACGACACGCGCCAGTATCGCGGGCGCCCCTCGGAGGGGACGCTCGTAGAGACGAGTCTTGAGGTGCGCTACTCCTGGAGGCTCACGCCTAAGGCCATGAGCGACAGCTACGACGATGCCCTCGACGGCGAGCAGGCGATCATCCAAACCCTCATGGCCTACGACAGTAGCTGGCCCGGCTCGTACAAGGTCCAGCTTGTGTCGACCTCCCGCACGGCGACCGATTCCGGCGAATGGGTCGTCGGCGTGATAGTCTTTCGTGTCGTTCATACCCTCCCGCTCCAGTAGGGGACATCATGCCGATCTCCAGCGTCATCAAGAACTTCCGCGATGGAACCCTGCTCATCGGCGATGGGACGACCCCCACGGCGATCGACATTACGATCCAGTACGAGGCGGGGGACTTCTCGATCGACGGCCTCACCGAGGGCCTGACCGAGACGACGGCGTACCTCGACCGCGGCGTATTCGCGACGCTGCGCAAGACCAACGCCAGCTTTCCGACCTTCACCTTCTCGGCCCATTTCACCGACCTCTCGGACGCGACGAACAAGACGATCTACGATGTCGTTCGCAAGACGGGCGCCTTCGCCTCGGCTGTCTCGACGCTCGGCGCGACCGCAG